TGCCCCAAACAGTTCTACCATGAGAAGGTACTCAAGCAGTATCCGTTCAGAGAAACTGAGGCTATGCGCTACGGCACTGAGTTCCACAAGGCATGTGAGGATTACATAGGTAAAGGTACTCCTGTGCCCGCCAAGTTCGACTTTATAAAACCTACGTTGGATTCCCTTAACGACAAAGAAGGCAAGAAGATAGTAGAGCAGAAGTTAGGCTTGACTGCCGATCTAGAACCCTGCAGTTTCTTTGCAAAAGATGTATGGTTTCGAGGCATTGTTGATCTTGCGATCATAGACAAACAAACTGGGGTGGGTTGGATCATTGACTACAAGACAGGCAGATCGGCGAAGTATGCTGACAAAGGTCAGTTGGAGTTGATGGCGTTGACAATCTTTAAACATTACCCAGAAGTTACCAAGCTAAAGGCAGGGCTGTTATTCGTTATCGCCAAGAGCCTTGTAAAAGCTGAGTACGAAATAGACTTACAGCAACTTCTATGGGGGAAATGGTTAGCAAACTATGCTAAGATGGAGAAAGCGTTCGAGGTGGATGTTTGGAATCCAAAGCCATCTGGTCTGTGTAAACGACACTGTCAAGTAGTTGAGTGTCCCCATAATGGAGCAAACTAATGCCATACGTAAATAAACCCCGCCCGTATAAGAAAGAATATCAACAGCAGAAAGCAAGAGGAGAACACGAAGCTCGTATGGAGCGACAACGCGCCAGACGTGCGATGGATAAAAAAGGTAAAGATGCCAATAAGAACGGCAAAGCCGACAAGAGAGAAGGTAAAGATATCGCTCACAAGAAGGCACTAAGTAAAGGCGGCACAAACAAGGACGGGTACAAAGTCCAGAGCCGTAAGAAAAATCGAGCCGCGGGTGGTGCTATGAGCAGCCCCAAGAAAAAAAGGTAGTAACTCACTACCACGGAGAACAACATGAAAATTTTGAGGGATAAAGCAATAATGCTACGGGTACGTAACCCAAAGCAAATAACAACAGCTATCCCCAACAGCAAGGAGCTACCTATGAACAAGGTCGTCGTAAAGTGGGGGTTAGATGAAGTTCTATCCCTGCGTTCGTTAAATATAAATGCACCATCACCGATTACAAAACGGTACAGTTGGCCGGGGCAATACACGCCTTTTGACCACCAGAAAGACACCGCGTCTTTTATGACACTGAACAAGAAATCCTTTTGCTTTAACGAGCAGGGCACAGGTAAAACTGCATCAGCCATATGGGCGGCAGACTATCTTATGACCCAAGGCAAAGTTAAACGTGTGCTTGTTGTATGCCCTTTGTCGATTATGGACAGCGCATGGCGCAACGACTTGTTCTCTTTTGCTATGCACCGCACAGTAGATGTAGCGCACGGCAGTAAACAGAAACGCAAGAAAATAATAAATAGCGGTGCTGAGTTCGTAATCATTAACTACGATGGCGTTGAAGTCGTTAGAGACGAGATTGCGGCAGGTGGGTTTGATCTGTTTATCGTTGACGAGGCTACACACTACAAGAACGCACAGACAAAACGGTGGAAGACACTAAACAAACTAATCAAAGAAGACGATTGGTTGTGGATGATGACAGGTACACCCGCCGCACAAAGTCCAGTTGATGCTTACGGCCTAGCTAAACTTGTGAACCCTCTTTCAGTGCCGAGGTTCTTTGGTGCATGGAGAGATATGGTCATGTGGAAAGTCACGCAGTTCTCTTACAAACCTAAAGAGACCGCTAAAGATTCGGTACATCAAGTACTGCAACCCGCGATTAGGTTTACCAAAGACGAGTGCCTTGACCTGCCAGACATGGTCTACACCAAACGCTTCGTCGAAATGACCCCACAACAGAAGAAGTACTACGAAACACTGCGCAAACAAATGCTGATGCAGGTAGCAGGAGAGTCCGTGACTTCGGCTAACGCCGCGATCAACATGAACAAGCTACTGCAGATTAGCGCAGGGGCAGTATATACTGACGATGGAGATTCGATAGAGTTCGACATCAGGAGCCGATACCAAGCGTTAAGGGAAACCATCGACGAGAGTAGTAAGAAAGTAATTGTGTTTGTCCCGTTCCGACATACTATAGATATGGTCGTGCAGAAGCTACGGAATGACGGCGTTACGTGTGAGGTTATACGAGGAGATGTTTCTGCGCCTAACCGCACAGATATATTTGACAGGTTCCAGACGGCATCTGATCCGAAGGTTCTAGTAGTCCAACCACAGTCTGCCGCGCACGGCGTGACCTTGACTGCGGCGAACACAATAGTATGGTGGGGGCCAACTTCTTCTTTGGAGACTTACCTACAAGCTAACGCCCGTATTCATCGTGCGGGACAAGACCAAAAGTGTACTGTAATTCAATTAGCGGGGTCTGCCGCGGAAAAACGTATTTACCGCATGCTAGACGAGCGTATAAACATACACACTGCGATGATAGATTTATATAAAGAAATACTTGACTAACTACCATACAGTAGTATATGACGGTAACACAAGTATAAAACGGAGAACAATATGGCTGTGTCAGTAGACAAGTTAGTTAAAGCGTACACTAAGATACGCGATAAACGATCGGAGCTAACTTCCAAATATAAAGAGGAAGAAGGCAAGCTCCGAGAGCAACAGGACAAGGTAAAGCTAGCCCTGTTAGGATATTGCAAGGAACACGAAGTTGATAGTGTACGCACTGCTTCGGGTCTGTTCTATCGCACTGTAAAGCAACGCTATTGGACAAGCGACTGGGAATCCATGCACAAGTTTATTATGGAGAACGAACTCCCTGAGTTTTTTGAGAAGCGTTTAAATCAAACCCATGTACGTCAGTTCATTGAGGAAAACCCTGACCTAATACCGGCAGGTCTCAATGTGGATTCTGAGTACGCAATCTCTGTGAGGAAAAAATGAGTGATATTGAATCGCCATATGTGAATATAAATACGGTAGTGGATTACTTCCAAGTGTCCCTATCTACAATTCGCAAGTGGGTATACACAGGTGAAATCCCTGCGAGTAGTTACATAAAGGTAGGCGATATCTACCGGTTTCGGCTCGATGAAGTGGAAGCGGCATTAGCTTCTAAAACCAATAAGGCTCATAAAGAAGCCTCAACATCAAAATCAGAAGGAGAATAACATATGTCAGAAGTATCATTGTTTGGAGAAGGCAACTCCCTAGTAAGTAGCGACTTGTTTAAACAGCTACAGGAAGCTGATGATAACCTAGCCGGTGGTGGCGGTGGTGGCGGTTCTAACCGTATCAGTTTACGCGGCGGTCGTTTCCGTCAAATGGTCAGCGGTGAGCAGGTCAATGTTAAAAGCGATGGCCTATTAAACATAGTTGTCATTAATGCGGCGAAGCTATCACGCACATACTATGCCGGTGCATACGATCCTGAGAACCCAACTCCACCTGCTTGTTGGTCTCCTGATACACAAGCGCCTTCTAAAGACGTACCGGCGGATACTCGCCAAGCGTCTCGTTGTATGGATTGCCCACAGAACATTAAGGGTTCTGGACAAGGCGAAAGCCGTGCATGTCGCTACAATCAGCGCGTTGCTGTGATGCTCGAAGGTGAGTATGACACTGTCTACCAACTGCAGTTACCTGCTACTTCTATATTCGGGGAAGCCAAAGACGGTAAGATGGGTATGCAAGCATACGCTAAGTATCTTAAAGCTCACAAGACACCGTCTATAGCTGTGCTTACACAAGCATACTTTGACGAAAACAGTGACACACCAAAACTGTTCTTCAAGCCAGTCCGTCCATTGACTGAGGAAGAGCTAAATCAAGCTGTGTCTATGAAAGATAGCGATGACGCTATCAAAGCAATTACGTTGACTGTTTCTCAAACCGATAAGGTAGGGGCGCAACGTGGTGGTGCAGTGGCAAAAGAAGAGTTTGTACTCGACGATGCCCCTGAGCCGAAGAAGGTCGCCAAGAAAAAAGAGGTATCTGCTCCATCTCCTAACGAGGCCGATCTTGCTTCTATCGTAGACAACTGGGACGACTGAGGGGTCAGTAACCTAGTTTAACGATAGGCAGTCGTGGCGGGTTTGTTACCCTTTCGAGAGCCCGCCACGACATATTTTTGGAGCAGAAACAATGAACAACTTAGACTTTTTAAAAGGATTACTCAGCGACTCAGGGCACTATTGCGTGTTTGCCGCTAAAGGTAACGTACGCATACAAAAGTTTTACGATACTATTGAAGACACAGAAAGAGCTACACGTAAGTTTATATCAGACGGACTGAACACATACTTTGCTTTAAGTACATTTAAAGAACCAACCAAAGATGCAGGGCGTAAAGGCACAAACGCACACGAGTTGAAGTCTTTCTTCCTCGACTTAGATTGTGGACCAACATACGAATACCCTACCAAAGAAGCCGCAGTATCTGCAGTACGTGATTTTTGTAAGAAGCTGTCGCTACCTAAACCCCTAATGATTAACAGTGGCCGAGGCGTACACGTATATTGGCCTCTTACCGAAGCACTTTCGGCAGAGCAATGGGCTGTAGAAGCTGACAGATTAAAGAGGTGCTGTTCTGAGAACGGATTGCTTGCTGACCCTGCGGTTACTGCTGACGTGGTACGTATACTACGCATGCCAAACTCAAAGAACTATAAAGAAGAGCCGCCCCTACCAGTAGAGTTCCTTGGTGTATCTATGCCAGAACCTATTGCGCTAGAAGACTTTACGTCTAAGCTAGGTATCCTAGCGAAGCCAGTTATAAAGATTGATCTGGGTACTGACGCGCTTTACGAAGCCTACGCCGAGAACAGCGAGAATGTTTTTAAGACAATCATTAAGAAAACCCAAGAAGGTCGAGGCTGTGAGCAGTTAAAGTATATTGCCATGAACCAAGCAGAGGTAAGTGAACCTTTGTGGAGAGCAGGTCTATCCATTGCAAAGTTCTGTAGTGATGGGGACATCGCCGCAGTAAAGATATCAGAGAAACACCCTGCATACAACGAAGCAGATATGCGCAAGAAGATGGACGAGATCAAAGGCCCATACACCTGTGCACGTTTCAACGACCTTAACGAAGGTACATGCCAGAACTGCCCTTTATGGAATGAGATCAAATCACCGATTGTACTGGGCAAGCGTATTCGGGAGTCCGAAGGCGAAGTGATAGTATCAGCACCGATCCTAAAGGCCGGTGTAAAGAAGTCCGAAGATTTTGAGATACCAGAATATCCTAAGCCTTACTTCCGTGGAGCGGCGGGTGGCGTATTCTTACGCAGTAGTAACTCTGACGGGGACGTAGAAGAAGAGGTTATATACCATCACGACATTTATATTACTCGGCGTCTACATGACATCGAGCTAGGTGAGACGCTAGTGTTTCGCTTACATCTACCACGAGACGGTGTGCGCCAGTTTAACGTGCCTCTTACGAGTATAACTTCCCGTGAGGAGTTCCGTAAGTGCATGGCTAAGGAAGGCGTAACTGCATTTGGGAAAGGCACAGATAAACTTATGGCATACACAACAAAATGGGTTGACGAGCTACAGCGTACAACTGTAGCAGACGAGGCGCACCGACAGTTCGGTTGGGCAGACGACAATATGGAAGCGTTCGTATTAGGTGACAAACTAGTTACTGCGACAGGGACTGACTTTAATCCGTCTTCCTCTAGTACAGCAGGGCTAATGGATTCGTTTGAGGCTAAAGGCACTCGTGAAAAGAACCTTGAACTGTTAGAGTTCTACAACAAACCAAACTACGAACTACATCAATACGTGGTCGGCGTTGGTTTCGGCTCACCTCTCATGGCCTTGACAGGTCTAAACAGCATGTCGATCCACCTATATGGCGGTTCGGGCGTAGGTAAAACTACTGCACAGATGGCGGCGATCGGTATATGGGGAAGCCCTGACGATCTGATGAACAAGCCAGAGGATACACATAACTCTCGTATGCTACGTGGTGAGGTGATGCACAACATACCCTTAGTGTCAGACGAGATGACTAACGTAAATGGTGAACAGATGTCTGACTACGTTTATCAGGTGTCTGGTGGTCGGCAGAAAAACCGCATGTCTATGAACGGCAACACAGAACGGGCGCGGGGTAAACCTTGGCAACTGCTCGCGTTAAGCTCAGGCAACACAAGTGCATGGGAAGTACTGGGTCGTCACAAAGCATCGCCGAAAGCAGAGATGTATCGGATGTTTGAGATACGTGTTAAAAAGATGAACTTCACTAAGGGAGACAACACTGCCACAGCCTACCTTATAAACGACTTCAAGAACAACTACGGGCATATAGGCACAGAGTATATCCAGTGGGTTATCAACAACAAAGAAGAAGTGCGCCGCACAGTAGAATCTGTACGTGTACGTCTGGATAAAGCGGCTGGACTTAGCACGGAGCATCGTTTCTGGTCTAACGGGAACGCGGTTATCATTGCAGGTCTAATCTTCGCCAAGAAACTAGGTCTCGTGAACTACGATGTAGCCGCTGTGTATAAGTGGGTTGTAGGTGAATTGCTTTCTCGTAACAGCTACGTCAGCGATACAGGTTCATCTGTTGTGCAAACACTCAACAACTACTTGTCAGAAAACTTCAACAACATGCTCAAGATCGAAAGCACTGAAGACCTTCGTGGCAAGAACGAGAATGGTCTAGATCAACTTGTACCTGTCGGTGCATCGCCTAAAGGCCATTTGGTTGCACGGTACGAGCCAGACACTAAGCTATTGTTCCTAAGATTGAAGCCATTCCGAGAGTGGTGTGTAGATCAGCAGATAAACTATCAAGGCATTGTAGACGACTTAAAGAATAAGTTAGACGCAAAGCGTATCAAGAAACGTCTTACTAAAGGCACTGACTTCAACTTACCGCCGGATTGGGTGCTAGAGATGGAGTTCACAGAAATGGAGCAAGAGAGCGATGGATCAGAAGGTATTGAAGGTTGACGATCTAAACCCTGATGGGTTACGGATAACTGTTAACTGGAAGGATATGAGTGTGGGGGCATCCATATTCATACCTTGTGTCAACACCGAGAAGGGTAAAGAGCAACTAAACAAGGTCGCAAAACGTAAAGAATGGAAGTTTGATACGCAAACCTGCATAGAAAACGGTAAATTAGGTTTACGTACGTGGCGTACTGTGTAACAATACTCACACGACGTTCGCCTGTGAATGTTGTTCTCAACCTACTTGCCCTCGCTTCGGCGGGGGATTTTTTATTCGTACTCTTCGAAGCTCTTACGCATAGCGTCTG